TAATTAATGATGTGGAACCGCAACTAAAAGATGTATTGAAGAAACAATTCACACAATCTAATTCGGATGACCCACTACCAGCTAGTGGGAGTAATTTTAAGAACAACGGCATTACGGTTCCGCTAAAGGACATTGACACTAGTGGAAAGCTCAAGGTTAATCCCAATTCACAAGGTGGTAAAATGTTATATGATAACGTCAATCCTAATTTCGATAAGGTGACTTATGATGCGATATTAAATGAGGGTTTACCGCAAGATTTTAGTGTCTTCACCATGACCTATAATGGCACAACCGATAAACTACAAATCAAACCAACTGCTGTTGGTAAGAATTTAACTACTTCTGAATTCTTCACACAATATATAGATGATGCTGAAATTATAGATGCGAAAGAAATTACGTCAAAAGTAATGGACGCATTTTACGGCACTTTAGCTAAAAACCAAAATAAAACCGAAGAACAGAATTATGAGGAACTTCAAGTTGATTTATTGCTTCAACAAGTTCTTAATGGTGACGACAGTTTTGAAATTGCACCAGAAGATTATGACGCACTACAAAATAAAGCCAGAGAATTAACTGCTGGGGTTGTAACTTATGATTTGGGGTGTGGATTAATTGCACCGGAACTAGGAATAGATGATTTTGACGCTACAATTCAAAATATATCGGGGTCAAGTGACCCGTCATTCGTAGCTGACCAGTTCGAAGCCACTATTGATGACAGCACTAATAATGACACCGCATTAGAAGAAGCGACTCAAGAAAATAAGCAAACAATGAAAGATAATTTCTTTCAGAAAATAATTAATATCCTCACGGTTCAATTACTTATAGCCGTTACAGCATCACCACAAATACGGGTGATGATGGGGATGATGAGTTCATTACAGAACAATGGCGATGTTAAACTCAATAAGGCAAGCGAAGACATGAAAAATTTCAAAACAATGATTAAATGCATGTCAAAAGAACTAATGAGACTTGTTGCTGAGTTTTTATTTGCTTTAGCCGTTGGTTATTTAATAAAACTCTTAAAACCTGTAATATTAGAAGTACTTAAAGAAAAAATAAATCAATACTCTGGGATTATAACAAGTCTTACGGGTGTTCTCGGTAAAGTTACCGAAGTAATAACATAGAAATTATGATAGTTGACCAAAAATTAAACAAATCATTCGTTGGTGTGTACCTGATAGATGGTGCTGCTGATGGAACGACTCTTGCAACAACTTCAAAACCAAATTGGTTTAGAAGAGTTATGACAAGACTATTCGTAGGCTGGAGATGGGTAAGTATTTTAAAACTCAAAACACTACAGCAAAAACTTAAGGAAGCAAAAGAACTTGCAGAAGCACGTAAAGAAGCGGAAGCAGAAGCACTTAAGAAAGTGGAAGTAGAAGAACCTAACGAAGCAGAATAATATGGCTGGAATTGATTTCAATAGTATTGACGCAATCATTGGTGGATTCAATAAAATATTGAATTTATCATCAATCGGTGGTCCACCACCTGTGCCCACACCCCTCATGTTAGTAGGTGTGCCACTACGTGCTGGCTTATCACCCACCAAAATTGCGTCACGTATTATTGCAAGAAAATCTGAAGCCGGATTACCTGTGGGTGCATTACCTTCTGGAGCAGTTAGTCCAGATGAAATCATGGAGAGAATCAGAATTGAAGAGATTGTAAAGGCTCTGCAACAAGATGCATTGATTTCGGTAGCGATTCCACCGGGGATTACGCTAACAGCAGCAGGTATCTCACCAACCGGACCAGTTTCTGTGTTCGGCTCAACAATAACTTTTTCTAAAGGATATGGGGTAATACAATAATGGAAGATTTAAGTAAATATACACCAATCGAGCTAAATAAGATGGCTAATGACATCTGTTCTGAGCACGAAGCCTTGAAAAAACAAATTATTGATGATACCCTCAATATTGAGTTGTTAGAAATAAAAGTTAGTCAAAGCGTTGAGAAACTACAGGAACTTGAGAAAAATTATGTTGAGATTATTGAAAAACTAAGCGAATAATGTCATTTGATAAACCAATCATACAAACATCCAAACCCAATACGCAGGACCATGCCGGACTCGTTCGAAACCGAACGATTTATTATGGTGAAGTTATGAGTATTGTCGATGATACCGATGGTGGTAGAATTAAAGTCAGAATTCCTGAACTCGATAATAGGACTGCTGATAGCGACCTTCCAGACTGTTCACCAATGCACCCAAAATTCTTTCATGTCTATCCACAGGTAGGTGAAATGGTTAGGGTTTTTGTGCAAGATACTAATCTTCCCATGCGAAGTCGATTCTGGGTGGGTCCAATTATTTCTCAACCCCAAAAAATTGGTTTTGATTCGAAATACACTGCGCTTTCAACAACAGAGTTGGGTTTAACCAGACCTTCAAAGGCTCCAAGTACATATCCCAATGCCGATGGTGTGTATCCAACAAAGACAGATGTTGCGATTCTCGGTAAAGTCAACACAGATATTATCCTTAAAGAAAATCAGGTTCATTTAAGGGCTGGTAAGCATGATGATGGTGATGTTTTAACTCTTAACATAAAAAATCCAGCCCACATTGGAATGGTATATGAACCCCTTGATGGTGTTAATAATGAATTTTATAGCAACACCATAATCCAGAGCGATAAAATTGCGCTAATTAGCCATGATGGTAAACCCCAATTTAAAGCTGCTAGAATGACCGCAGAGGATAGAGCGAGGGTATTTGCCGAGGGACACCCGATAGCACGCTCAGATGTCCTTATTGAAGCCCTTGAGGTGATTAGGGTGGCATTATTAACCCATATTCATCCCTATCCTAAAACACCTGTGGATAAAACAGCAATTATTAAGAAATTAGAAGAATTACAATTCGAACTGATTTCACAAAAAAACATTGTCACGAACTAAAATTTTCTTATATTTGCTCGATGTTAGAAGTCCCAAGTAAATTATTTACCACATTTAATGATGTGACCTATCATGACGAACCACATAAATATTATGTGGATGGTAAGGAATTAATTAGTGTTACTACCATACTTCATAGATATCAGGAAGACTTTGAAGAAGATTATTGGTCCCAATACAAAGCCAATGAATATGGTCTGACGCAAAGAGAGGTATTACGTGGTTGGGAATTCATAAACAAAAAGGGCACAATGAAAGGGTCGGCAATCCATGACTATGCCGAACATCTATTTTTAAATAAGGTCTTTCCATATCCAAAACAATGGATTCTTGATGAGTTTGGGTTTGACCCGGTTCTGGAAGAATATAAGATTACAAAAAAACACGTTGATAATTTCTATAACGATGTCAGGGGTAAATTAATTCCGGTACGAACCGAAATGATTGTCTTTGACCGGGAATCCATGATTGGTGGAATGCTCGATATCCTGTTTTATAACGTAAGAATGAAACAGTTTCAAATCTGGGATTGGAAGACCAATAAGAAATTCGACATGGAAATGAAATCCCGACACTTTAGTGATGAATTATTTATGCTTGAAGACAGTGATTTGGAAATCTATAGCTTGCAGCTTGCCATGTATAAACTCATTATAGAAAAGAACACCAATATAAAACTCGGTAAATCCTATGTGGTTTGGTTTAGTCATAATAACGAGAATTATGAAATTATTGAGACTAAAGACCGTAGTTATTACGTGAAACAGATAATGGAAAAAAGAATCGCAGAATTAGCAGCATGAGAATGGAACCGTCTTTAAATAAAAAAGCCACCCGATTTCGGATGGCTTCGTACTCTGCGTATAAAGAGAGTCGATTTGGTGGGGTGACTCTCTTATAAATTCAAGATGCAGCGCCATGGTTGCAACTCTAACGTGATGTTTGTCAGTTCATCGTTAGTATAATCGTTATCACCGAAATCGATGCTTACGATTTGACACTGCTCTAAGAACCATTTTTCAACCTCAACCCCTGTTGGGTCTAATGATTTAAGTGTAATGTCTTTTTTGTAACCTGCTGCATATCCCATACGTCCTGTAAGTGATTCTGCATGCAAACGAACCCATTCCATAAGTTGCTGAGAAGTACTAGGACCAATTGGGTCAAGGAATTTCACACTTAGTGAATCCCATGTGTATCTACCAGCAACATAGTTTTGTTCGTTCATGTACATGATTGGAACACTATTGATTTTCATCGAAGGTCTCTTAAAAGATTGAACTTTCCAAACCTGAATGCCTAGCGAGTCGTCAAATACGGCAAAGAATCTATTAATTCGTTTAGGTTCGTATTCGAACGGCATCGTTCTTATCATTGTTTCTTCTGCTGCCATTGTTATTGAATATTAATTTTTCTGTTTATTTTTACGTTTAATAATAAATACTCTGTGATTTGAAAATCATACGGATTAAAACAAACAAATATTATTTAGGTAACATTCCTGTTCTCTGATACCATCTCAACCCAGCTTTTGAAAGACGTGAAAGTTGTTCTTTTGATGGTTTCGTTATGGTAATTCCATTGACCACTGACTTTTCATCTTCTGGTGATGTTTTCTCAACATCATCATGTTTCAATCCTTCTTTCAGATTTTGAATATCATTCAACTTTATCGGTTCTTTAACTGGTTTTTCTACCGGAACTTCTGGTTCTTCAATTGGAAGAACAGATTCGAGTTTAGGTGCAAGTAATTCTGCTGGAACAACCTCTTCTTTGGTTTCCTCAATTACGGGTTCGGGTGTGCTTTGCCCTAATAATGATTTAACGGTTCTATCTCTTTTCCTTGCCATAATATTTCGATTTATTACTACTGTTATTTTCACATAAATACTCATAAATGAAAAAGACCCACTAAAAGTGAGTCTTTTCATGATTTAAACCTTATTATCAGCCACCTACGTCATCAAAACTTGCGCCAGATGGTGTGATGGTGAATGTGATTCCAATGAATTCAACAGCACGTGTTGGTTTCAAGAATACCTCACCATATAGCTCGTTTCTGTCTCTGGTTTCAGGAGTGTTATTACTATTATCCATCTTAACCCTGAAGTCGGTTAAACCTCTTTCCCTCTTAATACTGTCAAGGATTGGGTTTACTTTATTCAAGAACTGGTCAATAGTTGCTTGGTCATTCTGTTCGAATACAAGTCTGATTGCGATATTAGCAACAAGAACCTTGATTTGAAGTAGTAATCTACGAACGTTGATTCTATCAAGTGCGCTTTCCTTAACTTGTAGGGTCTTCTGACCGAAGATTGCTGTTCCGCTATCAGCGAAGTCAGCCAATGGATTGATTCTTCCCGCATAAAGAATATCACGGGCTTCAAGACTCAATTTATACATTGACTTCTTGGCATTTGTTACACCACGGGTTAAACCAGCAGGTGCGAACCAAGGGAATCTTACGTTATCGGTAAATGCCATCGCTCTTACTACCTCACCTGTTGGTGGGATATAGATGTTTACGTTATTCTGGGTGTCACGCATCTGAATCCAAGGGAAGTAAGTACAAACGTAACTACTATCTATTTCAGTATCATCAAGCATTCCAACGATTTGAGTTGCAACGGTTACATCTTCCTTACCACTTCCACCAACTGTTGGAGCAATTACTCCAGCCAATTCAGGAGAATCCAGTACATAAAGACTATCGGTTCTTTGTTGCTCAATCATATCGATTGTGTTTTGAACCAATGTTGTTTGGTATGCCCAATTAATACCCGGTGTTGCGAAAAGGTTGATTGTTACTTGTTCAGGATTACTGAAAGTGTCAATTGCCATTTCCCATGCTTGGAAGTCATTGGTTGGAACAACCAGAGGTTGACCCGGATGACCCGACTTTCTTCCACCTTGTACATAATCATCAGCATATGAACGTACCCTACGGTTTACATCCCAACCATCGAATCCACCAGCAGGAACGAAAGTAAATTTCCTTGTTTTGATGTCGTAGTAAGGATTTGTTGGGTCGTCAGTATCGTGATATGATTTAAAACTTCCTTCACCAACCTCGAAGTAATTTTCAACACTATCGATAAATGCGGTTGAAGCACCACTGTCCATATGGAAACCTTTAGATTTAGTGAAGTCATCACTATCTTGTCCACTATACCAGTTAATGAAGTTAAACATATTCTGGTTAATACCGTCATTTGTGTATGCGGTCTCTGAAACACCAAGATATGTTTTCGTTAATTTATCGGTGTCTTCATATTCGGTTTT